TCAGAACTCCGCGTACAGTCTCACCAAGCGTAGCGCCAGCGTCTCCCCATCATGGCGCATGGCATAAGCCGACGTGGTGCCGATGCACACATGGCCGTACCAGATATGAAAGCCCTTGGCGTCATAGCCGCGTCCGGCGGTCTCCCGTATCGCTGCCACGACGGTGCCAGTGGAGAACTCGTCAACCTCGGCCCGCCCATCAAGCACCCGGGCGGTGTAGTGACCTGGCTCTTCCTTATCGATATGCAGTGTCAGGATCATGGGCGCTTGCTGTCAGGCGTGAGCTGGATCGTTCCCAGGCCATCCGCAGGCCGTGGCGCCAGCCAGTGCACCCACAACCCCTTCACCCAGGCAGCGGCGCACACTAGGCTGACCACGAAGACGCCCCACTGCCCGCTCTCCCAGGTGGCCCAGAACCAGAACGGCTGGCTCGCCAGCCCGACGATGCAGGCCCAGCGCTGAACTTGCACGCTGCGGCTCTGCGACAGCCAGATGGCGGCCGGGCCCATGACGGCGATAACGGCCTGAACGAGCTGATCCATCAGGTCAGGCGCACGTCGAAGTACGCTTCCTCCACCTCGCCGATTTGCGCCAGCGCGCGATCACGCGCCGTTGCCGATGCCTTCTGCCAGCGCTCGGCAAGTGCGCTGTCGGCCTTGGTGATGATGTCCGCGCCCTCGAGCGACAGCACCGAATCAAGGGTGGCGGCCACCTGCTCCTGGCCACCCAGGGCGCGCTCTAGCTCGCGGGCGTAGCGGGCCTCTGCGGCTATCTTGGCGTCTGCCGGCAGGCTGGACGGCGCGTCGCGCAGCGCAACGATGTAGAGGGATTCAGCAACAGCATCCATGGTGCAACTCCAGTTGAAATACTGTGCAAATTTACAGTATTTCTCTGTGATCTGGATGACAGCAACTCTGGTTTTCTGCAGGAGTTGAACAAAATCAATGGGTTACATCAGCATCCGGGTGCGTTTGGGCGCCAATCTGGCGGGCCTTCCAGGCGGAGATGCTCTGCGCCAAGTGAGTCGGCAGGATGCGGTTGTCGGGGTTGCGCATGTTGAAACTGGCAATCGCCTCACGCGCCAGGTGCTTGTCCTTCTCCGCACCGCCATCGAACGCCATTGCGAACTGCCGCAGCAGCCCGTCGCGCTCATTCATTTGCGTGCGGTGACCTTGGTGTCCCGCACCCGCCGGGGTGCTCTTCGGGTAAGCCACTTTCATCTGGTGAGGTGCGCGCACTACAAGCCGGGCCCGCTGGCCCGACTTCGCGGTGAGGGTGATCTGGGCGTCGCCAAGCTGCACAGACTCGCCGACACGCAGATCAAGGTACATGGTGCTCGACTCCATGGGCGCAGTGTTGGCGCTCCCATGAAATCAGGCCAACCCTATAGAGGGGACCCTACTCGCCCACCGCGAAGCGCCCCTGCTCCAGCACGTCGCGCCGCTTCTTCGGCAGGTACACGCCGTCCTCAGCCTCGCGGATGCGCTTCTCGCGCTGGTGCACGCTCTGCGCAAGCTGCATTGGCTGGATGCGCCGTCCCGGGTTCTTCTCGTTGAACCTGGCGATGGCTTCGCGTGCCTCGGACTTGCCCTCCTCGTCCCCGGCCATGGCCGCCATGGCGAACTGCTCCACCAGAGCGCTGCGCCGCGCCTGCAGCGCCCGGTCGTGTCCCACGATGGCGGCCTTGCCCTCGTAGGCGTTGCGCACGCTCGATGGTGAGAACCCGGCCGCCTGCCCCAGCAACGCCGCGGCGCCCACCTCGTCCTGGACCACGATGCCGGTCTTGTCCTTCACACCTTCGGTCTCGTAGCGCAGCGCCTTGAGTGGCCCGCGCAGCACGCTGGGCGCCATGGTCTCCAGCCCGCGTTGGTAACGGCCCTCGCTCATCTCCTGCAGGCCCTTGAGGGCGTTGATGCCGATGGCGGCCACCGGCCCCAAGGCGGCAGCCATAGCCGATTCGCCCAGACGCTGGCCTTCCAGCCCTTCCTGCACGTCGGGGAAGATCAGCTTGTCCAGGCCTACGCGCCCGGAGATGTCCCAGGGGGTGAGGCGCGAGAGGCCATGGGACAGCACCTCGGCGGGCTTCTGGCCGAAGGTGTCGGCCAGCAGGTTCTGCAGCGCCACCTGGGCATCCCAAGGTTCGTCGTCATCGCCGCCCAGCATGGAGGCAGCTGACAGCAGCGTGGTCAACATGGGCAGGCCCAGCACGCCGGCGGCCATGGCGTGCATGGTCAGCAGGCCGGCCAGGGCCTTGCGCGCCTGGGTGCGTTCTTCGGGCGTGGCACCCTTGAGCGACTGCTGGGCGCTGCGCGCCAGGGTGTAGACCATGTTCTGGCCATACTGCTTGAACAGCAGCAGCACGCGGGCCACGTTGCCCTGCATGACGCGCGGACGGTTATTGGCCGAGTAGTCGAAGTGCCCGTCGTAGGTGGCCTGCACCGCCTGCTGGTAGGCGCTCTTCGGGTCGGCCCCGGCCTCGCGTGCCAGCCGGAAGGCGGCCACGAAGGTGACCTGGCGGTTGAACTTCTCGGCGTGATGGAACAGGAAGCTGGCCGCGCGCATCACCGGGCGCAGCTTGTAGGAGACGCTGCGGTCCTCGCCCTGGGCGATGCCGGCCAGGTCGTGCGCCATGGTCACATCCACCACGCCGGAGCGCACGGCCTCCTCGAAGGCTGCCTTCTCATCCTGGTTCAGGCTGGCGGTGATGTCGTTCTTGCCGCGCACGGCTTCCTGGCTGGCCTTGAGCAGCGCGGCGCTGGCCTTGCTGAAGCCCCATCGTGCCCCCATGACCGGATAGGCCACCAGGGCGGTCTGCGTCAGGTTGACCATGGCCGAGGCTGGCGACAGCCCCAGGTGGAACATGAAGCCCAGGCTGGTCAACGCCGTGGACAGGGCATTGGTCTTGGGGTTCATGGCCGCGTCGTGGCGCTTGGCCATCTCGTCCACCACCTGCTGGGCCTTCACCGAGTCGAAGCCGCCATCGCTGGCACCCGCGTCCACACGCTTTTGCATCTCGGCGAGCTGGTCCTGGAGCTGGTCGCCGTAGCGCAGCTTGGCCAGGTAGCTGGCACCGTGAAAGACGTTCTGCGCGAAGGCGCGGCGCGCGTCCTGGCTGAAACCTGGCGTGCCCTTGCGGTGGATGCCGTGCTTGGCCCAGGACAGGTCCGGGAGCGACGACAGGTACAACTGGCCCAGGGCGTCCTCCAGCTCGGCGCGCTGCTGGGGTGCCATGCCCTGCTTGTCCAGCACACCATAGAGCTGCTCCATGAAGCCGCGGCCCACGCTGTCGCGCTCGGCCACGAAGTCCTTGGCCTTGAGCACCTTGCCCACGGTGAAGCCCTCGGCTTGCGGAAAAGCAGCCAGGAGCTGGCGCCGCATGGTATCGGCCTCTGCCATGGTTTCGGCGCGACTGACGTTGGCCACCTTGCCATCCGCTCCCTTGACCACCACCACGTACTGGCCGAAGCGCGCCAGCGGGAAGTACACGCCCTTGATATGGCCGAAGAATTCATCGTCCAGGCGCTTGAGCATGGCGGCGCGGCGCTCGCTGCTCATCTCTGCGCGCTCGATGCGCTCCTTGATGGCAGCGCGCACGTCGCGCATGTGCTGGCGGTAGGTGTCACGCGCCCGGGTGTACACGTCGCGCGCCGCGGGCGACAGGGCCTCGAAGCGGCGGTGCAGCTCGCCGTACTTCACGCGGTTGTCGCCGTCCACGTAGTCGCGGGCCGGATCCATCTGCGCCAGGGTGGCATCGTGCATCAGCTCGGCCAGTTGGCGTTCGTCGGGCAGCTTGGCCCAGTCAGTGGCCAGTTGGTCGGCCCCGGCACCGGCCTCGTTCTTGTCGGCATCCATGCGCGCCATGAGGTCGCTGTAGGTACGCAGCTCGGGCAGCATGCCGCCGTACACGTCCACCAACTGGCGCCGGCCCAGGAACTGCAGGCCCAGCGGGCGAAGGTCAGCGGCCTTGAAGGCGGCCTGCTGCCGGAGGTCCGTCACCGTCAGGCCCGCAAGAGCGTCGCCCACGCGCTGCGCCATGGCATTGCTGCCCTGCGTGCGGTAGCGGCTCACGTTGTCGGGCCCCACGCCCTGCGCCAGCGGCGCGCGCCCGGCATGCTCGATGGCCCGCATCACGAAGCGCTCGGCCTCGTTGTAGGTCATCTTGCGGATGGAGTCGGCCAGGCGCTGCATGCCCATGCGCTCGGCCACGTTCGCCAGCCAGCCCGCCAGCGCCCGCACACGCAGGCCCAGGCGCGTGCCCGCCTGCTTCTGGGCGCGCAGCTCCTCGGCCACCACGGCCAGGCCTTCCTCGATGGCCAGGGCTTCGTACCAAGCCGTCAAATCGCTGCCGGTATGCCCCAGGTCACGCAGCACCTGCAGTTGCTGGGGAGCGTCGGCGGAATCCTTCTTCCACCGATTCGCATACTCCTGCACCCGGCTGTCGCGCTTTGCCAAGTCCAGCATCGCCTGCACATAATCGGAGGCCGGCAATACGTTGCGAACCCCCAGGTGGAACATCTCATGGAAAAGCGTCTCGACGACAGCATCAACATTGCGGTGAGCCGTAGCAACGATGACGATCCGTCCCTCACTTGGTATCGCCGCCCCCATTACACCGTCCGGCGTGCCGGGCCCAAGGTCACTGCCCCGGAGCACGATGTCGATTGGTGGCGGGCTCATGAACCCCGCAAGAGCTTGCTGCACCGCCTTCTGGGCCTGTTCCACCGATAGGCCGCGCGCAGGTGGTGCCTCGCTGCTGGTGCTGTAGAGGACCGTGGTGCCGTCGTCCGCCTCGCGCGTCTCCACAGCCCGGAAGAACCCATCGAATGCCTCGCGGATGGGCGCCATCTCGCCGGCTGTCGGGTACGGGTAAGCGCCCTCAAGGGCAAACACAGTGTCCCCCACCACATTGGCCAGGTAGTCGTTGCCCGCGTTCTGATCCTGCAGCTTGGCGATGACGTAGCTCTCGAAGGCCCGCGCAGACATTTCCGTTTTTGTGCTCCAGTATTCCTTGGTGCGCCGCTCGTCCAGCTTGCGGCTGCGCTCCTGCATGCCAGTACGCTGTATGACTGAGACCACCTCGCGGAAGGCCGCGCGCATTTCCTCGCGCACTCCTTCACCGCGGCGCGCGTCCTCGCTCATGTAGCTTCCCGCGTCGCCGCGCTGGCGCGAGAAGTAGTTGTCCAGCGCATGCCACCACTCGTGCGCCAGGCTGCCCGCGCCTTGCTTCTTGGTCAGGTTGATGACCACCTCGCCGCGCTCATAGTGGGCTGCCGCAGCATCCACGCCGCCCGCGCCGCGCGCGCCGAAGGCCAGGCCCAGGCGCCCGCCCAGCGACAGTGCACGCGGTGGCAGATTCAGCACACCGGCCAGATCCATCAGCCCGTCGTAGGCCTGGTTCAGGTCCTGCTGGCGGCGGCTGCCTTCCACGTAGTTGCCAAACTGCACGCCACGAAAGCCGAAGGTTTCCTGGAACTGCGCGGGCGTCACGTCGGCGCCCTTGCGGTAGTCCTGGCCGATGCGGGGGGCGTTCTGCGCGTTGCGCACGGGCGGCACGGCCTTGTACTTGGCCAGCAGGTCTTCCAGCTCGGCCTGGTGCTCGGCCTTGTACTGGCGCGCGGCCTTCAGGTCGGCGAAGCCCGCCTTCAGCTCGGCCACGTTGCGCCCGATCTTCTTGCCAATGAAGAACTCGCGGGCGCCGCCGGCGCGCTTGCTGTAAATCTCGAAGCTGGCGCCGCGTGCTGGGGCCTGTTCCTCGGCCAGCAACTCGGCGGCGCGCTGCTTGAACGCGGCGATGGCCTGCTCGCGCGTGTCGCCCTTGGCCAGCTCGCGCGGCCAGTTGCCAAAGGTACTGCCCTTGGCTTCGCGTGAGACGGTCCAGATCGTGCGCGGCGGGTCGTAGCGCACGCCGCCGTACATCGAATACTGGCCGGCCGACAGCTCGATGCCTTTCAGGGAGCGCTCATGGCCCATGGCCTCGTACAGCGCAGCCTTATTGGGCACGCCACGCAAGCCTGAGCGCTCCATCGACTCCTCAACCGTCTTGGCGTCCAGGCGGCCAGACAGCACGTCCTCGGCGAAGCCGCGCAGGGCTTCCACCTTCGCCGCCCAGCCCTTGAGCTTCCAGGACGATTGCGGCTTCACGGGCACGGCCTCGCGCAGCGCACGCGCCTGGGATACGGTCTCCACCGAGACGCCGCCCTCCAGCAGCTTCTGGTAGTCGGGCTCAGGCCAGGTCTTGGACAACGGGTGGCTCGTGGTGTTCAGCTCCTTGGCCTTGGCCATGCCATCGGCGTAGGCCTCGGCGTAGAGCATCTTGCGCGCGCCCTGCAGGGTCTCGCCGAAGTCCTCGATCCTGGTGCTGGTGCTGGAACGTGGTGCAGCTGCGCGCGCGCCGCGCTGAGGTTCAGCAGCAGAGTCCGCTACGATTTTTGCAGCATCTTGCGCTTGTGCAGCATGCTCTTGCGCCAGTTTCTGCGTGGCTTCCTGGCGTGGTGCGGCCGGTGCTGGGGAAGTCGGGCGCTGTGCACCATCAGAGCGTCGATCAAATCCGCCTCCAGCGCTTTGCACATCAGCGCCTGCAGCTACAGTTTCAGTAGCATTGTTGGTGCTGGGCACTGTGGTGCTGGCGCGCTGCTGCTCAGACTGGAGCCACTGGTGAATACTCTCCGATTCGAGTTGCGTCAGGCCTTCGGCTACACCGGCAGGCGTGGACTTCACGGACGCGGGAATGTGCCTGGCCTTCCCGCCATTCGGGCTCACCTTCAACTGCGGCGGCACCAGGTGGAACTCCACCCCCTTGGCCCCGGCATACTCCACCGCCGCCTGAATGTCACCATCGGCCAGCATGTTCTTGATGGCCTCCACAGTGCTGGCGCTGCCCTTGTGCGCGCCATCCTCAACGCCCTGCGGCTGGCCGCCACGCTCCTGCCTGAACCCGGGAGAAGCCGCAACCCGCTTGCGGAACTCCTGCAGCTTGGCGGTCGAATTGACGACCTTGAAACTGCCATCCCCGGGTACATCGAAGGTCAGGAAGCCAGTGGCCACCTCGGGCGCGCTGGCGATGGCCTTGTCGATCTCGCCGAACAGCCAATTGCGCATCTGCGCGGGCGAGGCCTCCTGGTTTCCTGCTGCTTTGGCGATGGACTGCCCCACCACGGAGGGCGTCGCGGTCTGCGGTGCCTGGCCTGGCTCCTGGTGCACTGCTGCAGGCTGCGCCATGTTCACACGCTGTGCATCCGCCGCATCAATTTCTGCCACCACCTGGGCCAGGCGCTTGCCCTTGGTGTCCAGGCCCATCGCACGCGCCACGCGGTTGGCCTGCATGGCATTCTTGCGCCAGTTCGGCGCGCGCTGCGCTACAGCTTCGATAGCTGCTGGTGCCTGCATCTGTTGCCCGGCAGGCGCATTAGGGCGCCGCGCTTGGAGCACGAAGCCCAGCGACTCGTCGCCGCCTGCGGGCGCCACGTCGTGGGTGCTGGTCAACTGCTGGCGCTGCAGCTCAGCCTGCGCCGCCGCGCGCGTGGCAAACGGTGCACCGGTGGGAGTGGCCACCACAGGCGGCGCGGCCTGGGTGGCCGGGGCCGGCAACTGTGGCACCACGTCATACCCCCTGCCGCTCGCATGCCGCACCACGGCGGCCCGCACGCCCGCATCGCGCGCCTGATTGCGCAGCGCATGCGCCATGTCCAGGCGCAGCGGCTCGCCGGTGGGGTTGATAGGTGCAGGTGTCTCGGCAACCATGGGAAGCTGCCCAGCAGCCCGCGTGGCAGTGCCTTGCGGCATGCCGAGGGCGCGGTCCTCGATCACCCGCCCCTGCACGTCGATGACGTTGCTCTCGTTCATCACCCCTGGACCAGAGCGCCGTACCTGCAGCTCGCGTCCGGTGCCCCCCATAAACTGGGCCTCCTGCACATCGCCCCGGTCCAAGGCTGCGGCCACGTTGCGCGACAGCGGCCCAGCGCCAGGGTCGATCCCCGTGCGCTGGCTCGGGGTGCGCGGATCAGGCTCCAGGGCCAGGCCTTCGGTGCCGAAGTCCGGCCCGGGCATGTCCATGCCCTGGCGTTCAGGCGCCGCGCCCGGGGTCGTGCCCCACTGCGGCGTGGTGTCGCCGGGCTGGTAGTCGATAGTGGCGGCGCGGGCACGCTCGGCCTCGGCAGGATCTTCCAGGCTCAGGCCCGAGGTGTCCACGTCGCGCGTGAAATCCACGCCACCATCACGCGGTGCAGCAGCCCCGGGCGTGGTGGTGAAGTCCGTCCCAGCATCGAGCTGTCGGCGCTGCTCCAGTCGCTCGGGCGAGAACACGGAATGCAGCTCATCGGCCGCTGCGTCGCGCTGCTCCTGCGACAACTCGGCGTTCGTCGCTGAGTCCAGCAGGTTGCGAAAGCGCTCCTGCAACTCTGGCTTGATGGCCTGCTCGATCAGAGGGCCGTAGGCGCGCACGTCCGGTAGACCGGCGGATGTATCGGCCGCAGGATCTGTTGCGCCAGCTTCCGTCGTCCAAGGCGGCACCAGTGCATCCGCCTTGGCCTGTGCGTCCGCCGCCGCGGCTTCAGCGTTCTGGCCCGCCTGCTGCTCGGCCTGGGCTTGGGCGCGCTCTTGCGCACGGCGCCGCACGCCATCGACAGCGCCCGAGGCGCCACCCATCACACCGCCACCGATACCGCCCATGGCCGCCGCCAGCGCCGTGTCCTCCAGGTTCTCGCCCGTGGTCGGATCCTTGAAGGCACCCCACTGCTCTATGACGTTCTGGGCGCCTTCGGTGGCGCCCTCCTTGAGAACGCCCTTGCCCGCCTCCTTGAGCACGGTTCCGGCAGCGCCGCCAGGCACGCCCTTGAGCACCTTGAGCGCCTTACCCATGCCAACGCGCTCCAGCGCCGTGGCGGGGATGGCCGCCATCAAGGCCCGCCCCTTGTCCTCCTGGCCCGATTCCTTCTGCTCCTGGCGAATACCGCCGTATTCCTGGGTGAAGATCGGCAGCAGGCTACCCGCCACACTACCGATGGCCCCGCCTGCTGCAGCACCTGCAGGGCCAGCCACACCACCCAGCGCGGCGCCAGCCTTCGCACCCGCCACGCCACCCACGGCAGCCGCCGCAATCTGCGGCGCGAACTGCCCGACCGATTCCTTCACCGCGAGCCAGGGACTGTCCACCAGGTCGCGCAGGCTGCGAATGCCTGCCGGGTTGCGGTCGATGATGCCCTGACCAGCATCGTGCACGGCGCGCGTGACGGCGTTCGGCCCGGTCACATCCTCCAGCGACGTGGCCGCCGTGGTGAGCATCTGGCCGCCCGTGCGCTTGATGGTGGGGATGAAGCCAGGGGCGACTGGGGAAGCGGGGGATGGATCAGCTTCGGCAAGCATCCCGCCAAACTGATCCGTGGAGACGAGCGAACCGCCAAATTGATCTTTGTTCATCCCCCCACTGTTCACGCGCGCGCGTGTGCGGTCGAACCCTATGGGGTGGCAATGCGCCTAACAACCTCTCGAGCTAGAAAACGCATGGGCTCCCAACACGCCTGGTCCAGGGCGGCTAGGTTGGCAGCCCTTCCCGGACCTGCAGGAAGAGACTGCACATCGACGGCAGCCAGTGCCGCGATCAGCGCCCTGATCCAGGCTTCCTGTTCAGCGGTGAAGCAACCCCGTCCCAGCAGATAGCGACCAGCAACCACGTCGTCTTTCAGCTCCCATGCCACGTTGTAGTCGCCCATGGCCTGGCACTGCTCTGCGGCCGGCATGGCCAGCATCTCAACGGCGTCGATGAACACGCGCATCGAACTCTGGAGTGCGCTGTCTTCTTCTATGGGGTGCGGGTTGATGGAGGGGCTCGCCATGGTGACGCATGCTACCAGCGGTCCAGATGTGACGAAGCCCGCACGGGGCGGGCTTTCTTTATTTATCAGATTCCGACTTTTTCCTACCCGGCTTGCTGACAAAGAGTGGAATCATCATTCCCTTAATGCCTGCGCGAAGTGCTAGTCCATAGACCTGCTCTCTGACATAGGGCAACAATAGCATTGGCGCATTTACCTCCGCCCACCGAGGAAGATCATCGAAGTCAAAATTATTATAATCAACCGTAAACTGACCTGACAATTCAACCTCTATGTGAAACGACGGCCTCACGTTCTCTTCAACGACTGGCTGTACGATAGCACGTATGCCTACTGCAATCAAAGGATCATTTCTATCGAAGTCAGAAACCCCCCGTTGCATAGATAGGTCAATGTCACCTTCGTAATCATTAGCGACATCGTGATTACTCACGACTATGCTCAAACGCGAAACGGCGATGTTACGCAGCTGAATTGGATGAAATTCAGTCACGCTGCAAGAGCAAAACGCTCATCGTTAGCTGCATCCGTCCAAGCATAGTCTTCAAATTGGTCTTCTTTGACTTGGGCTTTGCTCTGAATATTAATCAACGCAAATAGCTTTTCAATGATAAGTCGCTCATGCGCCCACACCGACACATCTTGCAAGTGCCGCATAGCCTGCGCGATTTCACCAGTCCTTGCAGCCTTTAGACTGGCATCAAACTGTTCATCGGACATTTGCTCAATTTCAAGCAATATCCTCTTCATAATTTCCTTCATTGCATTCCCCACCGTCTAATAATTCAATTTTCTCTATCAAATTAATCCCGGACTGCTTCACAAGATATGCATGTGAAGCTTTCGAAATCATTTGTGCATATGTTCGAGTTCTGCCTTTGATGGTCGGAGGTGTTGCAACGAGCATCTTTATCACCTGGAAATTTACATCATATTTTTCCTGGAATTTTCCAATTAAAAACTCAGTAACCTCCGGCAAATCATCCTCATTTTTCCTCTTGGATTGCATAACAGAATACAATCCCTCCATAAACTCTACATCCGTAGCATCAAAAAACTTTGGATCGTCTGGCTTACGGATAGTTGCACCAAGCACTGCCAACGAGGCATCCTTTTCAGCTTGATAGTGCCGCTTATGATTTGAAAACGCCCACCATGACTCCGCAAGCCCAACACCATACTTAAAGCCATTTACGCATGCCCAAAAATAGGCACCACTCCCCCCATAACCATTCACAGATGCTTTGAATGTTTGTGAATCAAGGATTTCTTTGGCCCTACTGCGACAAGTGCCGTGTGTCCCCAACAAGTGCAACCATGTCTCCCATCATAGGTTCATCGGTAGGCTCGCCTGTAGGACCAAGCCACCTGTTCGTAATGGAATGATACAGCTTGGAGCCTTACATAGCAGCCTACCTGCTGATGAGCGGTCTTGGTGGTGTAGCAAATGGCTCACAACATGGTCTTGAATTGAGGGCTTCTGGCGTTGTATTTCGCTCCTGCTACATTGCGCCCATGCGCAGCACCATCCTTCCAGCGTCCTTGGTCTGTCGCATGCTCGTCGCTGGCATGCTCATCAGCGCCGCGGCGATGGCCATGCTCTGGGTGTCCGGGGCCTCAGGCTTCATCCCAGCCATGCAGGTGCTTGTGACCCTGAGCCAACCCCACGCCAACCCGCTGAGCATGGTTGTGCAATCCATCGTGCCGGCTGCGTTTGAGCATCCCGACACGAACGTGCCTATCGTCATGGCCTGCGCCTGGCTGCAGATCGGCCTGATCGCTGCAGCAGCCATTGCCGCAGCCTACAGATTCCAGGCCTGAATGCGCTCCTGATACAGTCCACGCGGGAGGGATGACCATGGAACATGCAACGCCAGACGACAAGCCAGAACAACCCAAGCCGGTGAACTGGTACAGCGGCTGGCGGCTGTTTGCCACGGCCGCAGCCACGGTAGTGTCGGCAAAGCTGATCGGCATCCTCGGCTCCCTCGTGGCGGGCCTGCTGTTCTTGTGGCTCCAGCCGCGGCGCGGTATTTGGCAAGCCGTGGCTGCGGCCGCTGTCGCTGGGGTGGCAGTGGCTGTGCTCTACAGCACCTTTTTACTGCCCGTCCCGCAGGGCCAGCACAGCACGCCTACTACTGACCGCTTCGGTGGCGTGCTGGTTGAGCCTGCGCGGTGAACATCAGCCGGGCTTACGATAAGTCCGGCCATCCTCGCCGATATACGTGGCCCCCTTCGGCAATGCATCGAACTGCGCCTGCGTGGTAACGCGATGGGCAGCCGCCACCTGCCCGCCACCATCCGCCCTCGTCTCCCCCGTGCGCCGGTTGTAGATCACCCCGGGCTGCGTGATAAGTTGCTGCGTCTTCGGGTCCACCACCTGGCCACCGGGCGAGTGCGCCCACAGTTCGCCCTCGGACTTCCCATACAGCGCCAGCAACCGCTCGCGCGCGCTGCGCTGATCCTGCGGCGTCTTCGCATTCACCAGGCTCATCTGCGCATCCTCCATGCGCTGAGCGGCCCGGTTCTTGAACCCAGCTTCCGTCTGCTCCATGGCCAAGCGGTCGCTGGCGATCTTGTTGCGCCGCGCCTCGATGGCCTGCGTGAATATCGCTCGGGCATTCGCACCGGCCTGGCTCAGGCTCTCGCGCTGCAACTGTGCATCGGTCTTGTAGCGCTCCAGCGCATCGGCCTGGTCACGCGGGCCCTGTCCAAGAACGGTGCTGGCCATCCTGTCAACGCGCGCGGCCCGATCCTTTGCAGCGATCAACTGCTCTCTTTTGTTCCGGTAGATCGTCGAGCCCACCGACGCATTACGCATTGCCAGGTAGCCCGGGTCACGCAGATCCATTGCTGCGGAGTATTGGTGAGCCGGCTGCATGCCAGCGATGGCTTCGTTCATGGTCTGGTTGCTGCGCGCGGCCTGCACCTCGCTGGCGTACTGCGCAGCCTGGGCACCGGACAAGCCGGCCGGGATCTGCACTTGCGCGCCATTGATCCGCTGGTCATAAGCAGGGTTGTAGCCCACGCGCTCGCCGATCATCCCCTCGCGCTGCGTCTGCTCCACCGACATTCCGACAGGTGAACGCGCACCACCCCCCAGCAGACGCTCACGCGCATTGCCGACTGGCGCAGCGGCAGGCTGGCTCGGGGTTGCACCAGCCTGCTGATCCGGCGGAAAGCCGACAGCCGCCAGCATGCGCTCGCGCGCGCTGAGCCCCCCCTGTTGATCGCCACCGCTGGCAAAAGCGTAGCTGCCATTCGGCCCGGTGGCGACATTAGCCCCAGCAGGTGCCACATCAAAACCGCCCCAGCCGCGCCCCTCAATGCCCCGGCCATCCATCGGTTTGCCACCGGCATCCGCGTAGGACACCGGGCCGGAGACGTTGTTGCCGGAGAACTCCATTGTCCCATTGGCACCGCGCCGCGCCGTCACCACGCCCTGCGGGTTGGCCTGGGCCACCTGGGCATTGGTCATGTTGCCACGATCCCAGCCTTGCATGGTTGACGCCACGGTCGGTGCCGGTTTGGCGGGGTCTGCCATGGATGGATTCACGGAGCCGCGCCCAGCTCCTGCACCACCAGCATACGGGGCTGGCGCTGACGGTGTGCCAGGCACGGTGCCTGCGGAAGAATCGGCACCGATTAGGCCACGGCCAAAGCTCTTGGTCGCATCCACCCAAGGGGACACAACCTTGTCTGCAGCCTCGACGCCGTACATGCCCAGCCCCTGTACTGCCGTGCGCGCAGCAGTCCCTGCAGCTTGGGCATAGTTTCCCTTCCCCCACTGGTCTTTCATTTCCTGCGCCCGGTCCTGCATGTACAGGCCAGACGGGCTCATGCTGGACGCGCTGGAGGGCGCCTCGGGGGCAGGCTTTGGCATCCCCGCTGGCGCGCCACTGAAACCGCTGTCGCCCTGCAGTTGGTTGCCAGGAAATGTATTGGCCGGACTGGGCAGCCGGTCCACAATGCCCCGCAGCCCACCATCGGGCACGGAGGATTGCCCGACCTGCGTCACGTCAGGGTTCGAGGCCGCTGCTGCTGCATCGCCAAAGCTGTTCGGGCGCCGCTGCTGGTCATCGACCAGCCCGCCATCGGCAAAGCGCGCGGGATGCGCCGGCCTTCCGCTGGGCTGGTGGGTTATGTCCACCAGGTCGCGCAGGCTCTTGATGCCCACCTTGCGCACGGTGTCGGCAGGCAGCACGAATTCCCCATTGGACAAGCGAGCAGGGATGGAATCGGACGTGCCAGAGCCGGGGCCCCGCACAGGGCCTCCATTGATGAAGGCCATCAGGCGGCGGCGTGCTTCAGATTGTTTGGTGGGCATGGAAATCTCTCTGTGCGTCGTGTGGTCGCGTAGCGAAATGGCGAACCGCAGGCGTTACACCACCTTCGCCATTTCCGCGCGCAGCTCTTCGTCGTTGGGCGATACCTGAAAGGAAATGCGCACCCCATTCGACGCCGCGAAGGGGAATAGATGCGAGCGCGCATGTGGGTTCGCGGCGAACAGCTCGGTGAATGCTTGCTGCACCAGCAGGGACGGCGGCACATCCGGAGAATCGTCGCGCAGTGCGCCTTCCACGGTGAACACGATCTTGCGGGAGTCCCACAGCTCAGCAAACCGATGTTGTTGCGCAGGGGTATAGGCTTGCTCGGAAGCATTGCCTTGGCAGATGGATTCGGAAGATGGATTCATGATGGTGTTTCTCTATGGGTTTACCAGTTGCACTGGACAACAGGTGGACGGCGGTCGCGCTGCTTGCGCTGTACGTTGGCATCAGGCCGCTCACCGAAGGCCTGGACAAAAAGCGCCAGGGATGCGGCGGCCTTGTTGGGGTCGAACACCTCGGCGTCCTGCTTGAGGTAGGCCCGGTGCATCAACCAGTCCATCAGGCGTTCGTGGAATCGCGAAGGAATCTCTGGCCGTGCCGTTGGCATGTCGGCGCTCAGCTCCTTCAGCGCACCACGGTAGACGGTCAGCCCGGCCTCCTCTGCCATCGCTGGCGTTGGAACCAGGCGCACCCTCGGCGGCTGCACACCGCTGGCCTGCTCGAAAATGAACCAGCGCGGCAGACCGGTGCGAAGCTCCCACCCAGGGGCATCGCCATCGAGTTCCTCCACGCTGGTTTTATCGAGTGGCCGCCCCCGCAATGACAGCCGCTTGATCTCAAAAACGCTCGGGTGCAGGTCGTAGGTGTCTTGGCCGGCGAGCAGCGCAATGGACATAGAGCGGTCCTCGATGAGCTTGGCCCGCTCGCAAGCCTCCTGCACTGCCTCGTTCAGGTAGGCAACGATCTCGCCTTCCGTCCAGAAATACGGTTCAGCGAGATCATGCACAGCATCTCTGAACCGCGTGATGAACCCCTCGACCCACATGGTGGCTTACCCCTGTTGGGTCAACTCGGCGAAGACGGCATCGGCTTCTTCGCGCGTGACATGGAAGCCCGTCTTGGCCTTGAGCTTCACCAAGTTGGGCTTGCCGTCGCCGGTGAAGTCATCCTTGTCGTTGGCGCCAACCATGGCCGCGATGGCCTCGCGGATCGCTATCTGGCGGCTGAAGACCTGGGTTTGATCCTCGGCAGTCGCACCTTCAGCCAGCACCGCGCCGCGGGCGATGGCCTCGCGGTAGAACATCGGTGCGAGTTCGATGCCTTCGGGCGGAATCACTGCTGTGTGGCCCGAGATCAGGGCGACGTGCAGCGGTGTATCGGTGGGGGAGCGAAAACGCTTGGTCATGATGGTGTCCTTGAGAAAGCGCCCGGCAGCACCAGGCCGCCGGGCAGAAGGGCCGTGCAGGCCCACCCACTGAGATCAGCTCAGCCCTGCGTGAATGCCGAGCGGCCTTCGACGTAGTAGAGGATGGAGATGCGCGCTTTGCCGGCTGTGGCGGCTGTGCCGGTCTGCGCCACCAGCGCCTTCAGTGCCTCAGCCACGGTGTGCTTGTAGCCCGTGATGGTCAGCGCGGTGCGCCCGGCAGTCTTGAGGTCGATGGCAGCGGACGTATAGCGGTCGTCATCCGTGGCATCGCCCAGCTTCAACGTGGCCGTGGTGGCGCTGTTCCAGGGCGTGAGCACCGTCACGTCGCCTCCTGCCAGCACGGCATTGCCAGGCAGGTCGATGGCCGCCTCTGCCGTGCCGTAGGCCGTGATGTCGGCAAAGCCGATGGTGAGATGCGCAGCGATCAGCTCCTGGCGCGCGGGGTTCTTCTTGATGGGCATGGTGTGCTCCGTTCAACAACAGAGGGAAGGAAGGAGCGGGACCAGCAGGCCCCGCCCGCGAGGCTGCTTACTGGATGAAGTGGTCGATGGTGAAGAGGCCGAAGTCCTCCACCGACTGGTCGTAGATCGAATAGAACTGCGGCTTCAGGAAGCCCAGGATCTTGTCGAGGTTCAGCCCCACTTGGCTGTCGTACTGGAAGAGCTTTTCCACCCAGTCGCCAGGGCCGAGGTCGGCCATTCCCAGCGCCTGCGCACCGCAGACCAGCGTGCGGGTGCCGTTGACGTTTCCGCCCGCCCCCCACTTGGCGCCCGCCGCAGCGCCCTTAGTCGTGTAGACCAGGTTGTACTCGTGGAGCACTGCGCCATCCACGGTCACCGTGGCGCCCGTGAACCAGGGTGAGTCCTGGCCGTCCTTACCTGCTACAGCTACGACAGCCTTCAGGTAGTCGGGGTCCTTCTTCAGCGCGGCCAGCGTGCCAGGCGCCACGAACATCACGTAGTACGACTTGCCGCCCTTCATCAGCGGCTTGATGCGGTGCTCCTTCGCATAGGCGATGGCGTCCACGATCATGGCGTACTTGGGCACGAAGGCATTGGTGATGCTAGCCGTGCTCGACAAGTCCAGAGACGTGCCGGTCCACATGAGCGAACGCTTGGCCGAAGGTGCGCGCACGTCGGCCGCGAACTGCAGGCTGGGAAACACCGAGCCGATGCGCGGCGAGCCATCGTTGTTGAAGTTGTACCCGATGCCCGACATCGTGAGGAATGCGAGCTGATCGCAGCGATTGGCCAGCCAGTAGGCCAGCTTGTCGCGGCCCTGCTCACGGAAGTTGATGACCGTGCGCTGGTCTGCCAGCTTGCCCTTGTTCTTCACGCCATGGCTGATCTGGTCGATGGTGATGATCTGGCTGTGCGACTGCATCGCCTCTTCGTTGCCCTCGCGTTCATCGTCCCCAGCAACACCATCACCCACCAGGTCGGCCACGAGTTGGAAGAGGCACTGATCGCCCTTCTCGGTCTTGGTGAGCTCCTTGATGACCTGAACGACGTTGTTCTGGCCCTTGCCCATGAAGTTCTTGAGGAACATCTGGTCACGGGCAGCGCTCCAGGTCTCGCGTGCCCAATTGACCTTCTGAATCGGCGTCAACGCCGCAAAGTTGGTTTCCATGTCTGGCTCCAAAAAGTTCGGTTTCTTCTCGGGACATGACGCCGCCCAACTGCGAGAACATGGCTTCGGCGGCCAAGAGCGCCAGGCCGTTTAACGCCAGCCCGGGGCGAAGACATCCTGCTGAATCCAGGGGGCGGCAAGGTGGATGAATCCTTGCCGGCCCGGTGCTGCCCGTCAGTCGCCACGCGCCTTTTTGCGCTCGGCTTCCGGCAAGGCCATGTACTCCTCATCATTCATCTGGGAGGTGTCCACAGTCACTGGCGTGGCGCGGTTGCCCATGCCCGCCTGTGGCAGTGGAGGCTGCTGCAGGGAGTGGGCCGCGCCGCGCTCGTTGGCACGCTGTGTTCGCATATCACCAGAAGCTGCCCCATCCTGTCGAACCCCATAGGGGGCGGTCGCGGCGTGGGGTGCAAAGCGCGGTGCAATCGCCTGGACAGACTCGCGGATCGCCTGCGCATGGGGAATACCGCGTTGCACCTTCATGACCATCGAGGCCTCGATCAACTCCAGCGCCTGCGCGCCATCGGGCGACTCCAGCCAGGGGAACTGCTGCATCATCTGGTCAACCGCTTCGTTGGCCTGGCCACGCTCCCGCTCGCTGACACTGTTCTGCTGGAAACGCTCCAGCATCGACACCTCGATGGCCGTGTTGATCTTCAAGCGCAGAGCCGCAGCGGCCTTGGTGTCCCCGTCCAGCATCAGCTGGGCGTACTGCTCCTCGGCTTCCGGGATGCTGAAGCCCTGGGCGGCCGGCTGCGCTGCGGGTGCCGGCGCTGCAGCACCATTACGCGCGGAGAGCTGGGCACGCAGTTCCTCCACCTCGGACTCCAGCGCCTTGCGTCGGTCATTGACTTCGTTGAAGCGAGCGCGCGGGATGCCGCTGCCGCCCTTGTCACCGCCTGCATCGTCTGACTCGCCACCTGCCGCAGCTGCCTCGCCCTGGCCGGGCTGCTGCTCGCCTGTAGCTGCCAGCGTGTCGGCGCCCGGTTCGTCCGTCGCGCTGTCGCCACGCAGGCGGCGGCGCTCATCGGCGGACAGCGCCATGTAGGCATCGTCATCGTCCACGGTATCGGTGCCGCTGGTGTCGGTACCGTCGTCGCCCGCTGGGGCCATGTAGCGATCCAGGAGTCGCTTGAGCATTGGGTTCATGGTTTGGCTTCCTTCAAGATTGCAGGCCGTCAGCGGCCAGGGTTTCAATGCCTTCGTTCACTCCACGCGCCGGGCTGGCGGGCGTCAGAGGGTCGGTGTTGTGGGGCAGCTCAACAGCTGGCGTACCCTGCCCTGGCTGGGGCACGATGGGCGCCGCGTCGTGGTCAACAGCTCCGGCTGAGCGCAGCAAGCCATCAGCCAGCACGGCGGTCTGCGGGGTCTGCGCAATGACCTGGGCCGTCTGGATCGCGCTGTACTGGCTCTTGACCTGCACGTCCGTGGCCTGCACATCGGCCTTGCGTGCCTGCGCATCAAGCAGCCGCACACGCGCCTCGACCGTCGGGTCTTGCTGCGGCTGGTTGCTCTGCATGCTGGCCAGGATGTCGTGCTTGTCGGCCAGGTTCGAGTAGCGGATGACCTGCTGATCGGGGATGGAAATGCCCGCCTTGCGCATCTCCAGCGCCTGCTGGAACTGGCTGTTCTGGAACGTCACCTGCATGGGCTGCTCGGTCACCACCACGTCATAGGTGCCGATGGTCACGTCGTTCAGGTAGCCGCCCGAGGCCGGGTCGAACTTGTTAATCTCCAGCGCGCTCTCCACCTGCTTGCCCGTCAACGGGTCGGTCTCCGTGATGCGGAAGATGCGGTGGCTGTCGTAGTAGGTCTGGATCAGCTTCAGGATGCGCTTGGCCAGCAGGCGGCGGGTGTAGGCCAGGTTGTCCAGGGGCACGGCCAGCTGCTGCTGGCTGGCGAACTGCTTGGCCTGGATGGCCACGCCTGAGGTCTCCGGGCCCTGCTGCCCGCGCATGGCCTCGGGCACAGTCACATCCTTGAGCGCCTTGTCTGCTCGGTCAATGATGCGGTCTACGCCGGTTGGCACCTGGTTGGGCTCAATCTTGCGCGGCGCGGCGCTGCCCTTCTTGTACTCCACCACCAGGCCAGTGCGCGCGCCGATGCGCTCCAGCTCATCCATGGTCATGTTCGTGAGGGAACCCTCCTCAACGATCCACCCGCTGTTGGCGGCCGTGTTGACCACATGCACGTACTGGCTTACTGCCTTGTTCAGAGCCTCCTGCGGCCCCATGGCGTCATCCACCATACCGCCCGTCTTGCCGCGGCGGAAGTAGGCGAAATACGGCACCACGGTGAAATGCTCGTAGGGACTGTAGCCATCGAAGAGCGTAGCCGTCAGCGTGGTCACGGTCCACTTCACCCGGCGGCGCATGCGCTTGGCACGCACGGCACCTTGGGCCAGCGCATCCGCAATGGAGTCCTGGGCCATGTCAGGCTCTGCGCGCACGTCCCCGGTTGCCGGCCAGACGATGCAGCGGGTGGGCTCGTAGACGAAGCGCTGGCGGTCGATGATGCGGTAGCGCTCCAGGCCATCCTCCTTCTTGAGGCAGGCGTCGAAGTGACCCATGCTGTCGCGGCTGGCGAACTTGCTGCGCTCGTGCTCGTCGTCCATGTCGCCGAAGTCCCGGCCAGCGTCATTGCTCTCCTTGGCGGTCTTGCTCGCCTTGGGGCCGTAGAGCTGTGCGATCTCATCCAGGGTCAGCCAGCGGGTGATCAGCACATCGCCCCACTTGTCGGGGTCGTAGGATTTGGCATCCGGGTCCGGGATCACGTCCATGGGATCGAGGTCGCTCACCACGATGTCGCCCTGGATGTTGTTGTCGAAGCTCACCCGGACATCGAAGTAGCCACGCTGCTGGATGACGCCATCGCTGAAAACCTGCGTCTCGTGCCAATGCAGGTTGCACATGTCCACCACCTGCATGGCAACCTTGGAGAGGATGGTGGCCCGGTTCAGGTCGGCGTCACCACCACGCGGCTTGAAGGCGATGTCCATCCGGTTGTGGATCTGGTAGCCGATGGCCGCGTTGATGCTGGGCTTGATCTCGTTGAACTCGTAGCAGGGGCGGCGCTCCTGGGCGAGCTGGGCCCGGGCCTCGGGTGTCCACTGCCGGCCGCCGCCCATGTACATGTCCTCGCAGCGTGCGGCGTGCGGTAGGTAGTCAAGATGACCACGGTCCTTGGCGTACTGGTAGCGATCCCAGTTCTCGCGCGCGGCTTCGTCGCCGATGGAAGTCAGGGTGGTGCTGGTCATGGTCATGCGGTGGATTGGTCCCAGTGGCCTGGGCGGCCCACGCCAAGACGGTCGCGCCAGCTCGGTGCAGGCGTTGCCGTGGTGCTTGCAATGGGTGAAGCGAAGGTCAGCAAGAGCGAGTCCGCGCAATCAGGGCTGGGCAGCCCGCGCGCCTTCATGTCGTCCTTGCTCTCGATGACGATGCGCATGCGGCGGTCGTAGCCGTACTGCGGTCCGGTGAGGTCTGCTTCCATCTCTGGGTCTTCCGGCAGGCAGCCGCCCTCTTCCAGCCAGCTCTTTCCCTGGTCCCACAGCTCGGAGCGCTTGTTCCAGTAGCGGGATTCGTCGGTCGCCTTCTCCCCCACCTGGACAGGGAAGATCAGCTTGCCAAAGCCCATCTGACGCAGGCGGTCGATGACGCCCCAGCCCAGACCAGTGGCGTCGATGAAGACAGCATCGGGCTTGAACTCGTGGATCTCGAACGCGATCAGGTCTGCGAGCTTCATCAGGTCGGGCTCGCGCAGCTTCTTCTGCGGCCAGACGTGATTGCCCTGGCGCCGCGTGAAGACGGACTGGTCATCACCGTGGCGCGCCACGTCCACGCCCAGCACCTTGGCGAAGCTCCCGTAGCCCTGTGCCTTGCGGCGCTGCGCCTTGGCCACGGTGTCGAGGCTGATGAACTGCAGGCTGCCAGCACGCGGGAAGACGCCCCGCACGCGAACGCGCACGAAGTCGTGGTCTTCGCCGTAGTCGTCGATCCACTTCTGAATCTGGGCCTTGTTGGCCATCTTGGCCGTGCGGCTGTCCACTTGGCGCGTGATCCAGCGGTGCTTGAGCTTGCCGAAGCACTGGGCGAAGCGGCCCGTGGTCTGGGTCGGGTTGCCAAAGGCCAGCCACATCGCACCGGCCGTGGTCATGGCCCCCTCGGTCACCTCCCAGATCTTGTCAGCGATAGCCGAGGCCTCGTCGAAGATCACCAGGACGTGCTTCTCGTGCGTGCCCGCGAAGGCTTCGGAGTTGTGTTCCGTCCAGGGGATGGCTGCTGCAAACCATACCTCGGGGTAGAGGACATGGTGAAACTTGGTCGCCGACCAGTCGAACCAGTGGGCGTTGATGCTGAGCTTGTGCCACTTGGACAACTCGCGCCACGTCTTGGTGGTGAGCTGGGTCTTGGTGTTGGCCGTGACCACCACCTGCGGGAAGTCCCGCGTGCTCATGAACCACAGGATGATCCAGGCCACCAGCCCGGTCTTTCCAATACCGTGGCCGCTGGCCACTGCGATCTGGATGGCGGTCTGCACGTCGGCGCCGTTGCACAGCGCCTGGCGGATTTCTCCCATCACTTCGCACTGCCAGGTGTCGGGGCCGCTCTCGTTCGCCAGCGGCGTGCCAGCCTGGCCCCAGGGGAAGACATAGCGCACGAATCCCTCGGGGTCGTCGAAGAACGCCCCGATGTCATCCACCAGCTGCGCCTCGGCCTGAGCGGGCCGGGCCAGCCGACCCTTAGGGAAGGTCTGCAA